GCCACACCAATGTCGACTCCGTGCGCTCGCCGGCCAAAAACGGCCAATTTGCTGACGTTTTTTCGGGTCGTTCCGGTTGTCCAATGCGCTCGACACGTCCGGGGACAGGACGCCGAACGATTGCGGGCTACGCCGATCGTGCTGGTGGTTCCGGCTCAGGCCGGAACACACGAGGCAACGATTGCCAAGCCTTCGGCCGCTGCGAATCGACCACGCGAGGATCTAGGTAGCTACGACGAGTAATCCGATCGGTCGAATGCCCAAGGTAGGACGTTGCATCGAGTCCAGCCGCAGCCAGATGTGAGGCTGTGCTGCGTCTCAGGGCATGAAATTGAACGTCGCGGCCATCGCCGAGCCCTGCCCGCCGCGTGATGGTCTTCCATCGCTTCCGTAGCGCGGTGCTCGAGCACGGCCACCAAAACACCGTCGGCCCCTCGTGCCGGCTCACCGCATCGACGAGGTCGCTGGCCTCCGGCGACAGCTCGTAGATCCGCTCCTGCCGTTTCCCCTTCCGCACGCCGGCCGGCACGATCAACGTCGGCCGATGCCAACAGTGTCGCGGCGTGTTCAAGATCGCGTTGATCCGCTCGCCGGTTTCCAGCCCGACGGCGATCAACGCCGGGAAGAACACGCGGGCCGGCACCGGCCCGACCCAGCCCCACGCAAGCTTCGCGGAGTCGGCCAGGCGGCCCAGCTCGTCGACGGTGAACGCCCGCGGCACGCTCTGCGGGACCAGTTCGGGGGCAACTGTCGGCCGCAGCCGCACGAGCCCGCGGCCTTGGGCGAGATTCCACAGGGCCAAGATGCCAGACCGCTCACGGGCGACGGAGTTCGGCGACTTCTTCGCGGCCATCGCGGTCAACCACTGGCTGACCACCAGGTCGTCGAGATCGTCGAGCGTGGCCGGCCTTCCGAGCCACTGCGAGAACTGCGTGATTGAGTGCTTCAGCAGTCGAACGGATTCGGGCGAACGCCCGCGGAGTCGAAGCGGAACGTAGACGGTTTCCAGAAACGTGATGAGTGTCATGGCGTGATCCTCCGGGCAAGGGGTAGGTCACGCTTCCGTGCGGGGCGAATCCTTCCGTGGTAGCAGTCCGTGTTTTCCGGCCGTGACGGTTATCCGTGACACGGTCGGTCATGGGATGGTTCGCTTCTGTCCCCGCCACTTTCAATGGTTGCGATCCCCTCCGGGGGATCGCAACCCTGAGCCCCTCGGGAAATCCAGGGCGAAAATGCCAGCACGGAGGCGACGGCATGGCGAGCGTTTCTGAGAGACACCCTGGCGGAAGGCCGCGGACAGTCCGGCGGTGCGAACTGGGCCAACGGATCGAAAAGCTCGCCGCCGCTAAAGGCCTGCATATCGACGAGGTGGCTCGGGCCGCCGGCATCTCTACTCCGGGCTTGTACCGGATTCTCACCGGCGAAATCAGTTCGCCGCGCCTCTCGACGGTCAAAGCCCTTGCCTCTGCCCTTGGCGTGAAGCTCGAAAAGCTGGCCTAATGCCCAGTTTTTTCGGCTTTCGCGCAAAAGCGAAAACTCGGCTTGACTGAGTTTTCGAGTTTCCGTACCTTTCGCCCAACGTCGACCACCGCGGTCGACGGATCCCAGGGCAAGGACGGCCATGGCAACGCGACGCAAGGCACGGAAGCCGGCGGCCATCCTTGCAAAGCAAGGAGGCCGAAAGCATGGCAACGGACGACACGGCGATTCGCTCGATGCGACGCCGCGGAATGAGCTTCGCGGAAATCGCACTGCACACCGGGCTCACGGTCGAGCAGGCCGCCGAGCGGGTGAAGCAGGTGTGGCAGGCGGCACGGGCACGATCAAAGCCCGTGATCGCCGACCCCAACGAGTACGAGATCATGCTGGTGGCATCGGCCATCCGGCTGAACTGGCCGCCTCGCGAGGAGGCGAGGCGTCGCGGCGGCAACTGCGATTGGACGCCGCCGGACGCGGACATGGATCTCTGCCGGCAGATAACGGCTCGCTGATCGCAGCCCTCCGCTCCGCGGCTCGCAAGCTCATCGACGCTTGCGAGCTTGCGGACGACGGCGGGTGCTGCCACGTCTACCTCGCGAACGTCGTCGGCGTGTACGACGAGCTGGTGGGCGAGTCTGTGACGCTGCGGAACGAGCTGGCCCGCGAGATCGGGTGGCCGGCCCGCACCGACTGCAGTGCGGTCATCTGCTCTGGCCGCTGGAACGCACAGGAGACCGCCGGCTCGGAAGCCGGCGGGAAGGAGCCGCAGAGGAAGCGGCGTTAGTAGGAGAGTGCCGGCCCGCCACGGATGGCGGTTCCGGCGTCACGGAGGAAACGGTGCTGCTACTTGGTCGCAAAGAGGGCGAGTCGATCTACCTGCCCACCCTCGGGATCGAGGTCAAGGTGATCGAGATCTGCCCATATCTCGTGCGGCTGGGGATCGAGGCACCGCGGGACGTTCCCATCCTTCGCGACAACTGCCGCGACACCAAGGGCATCGACCTGAAGACGTGCATGGAGGTCAACGATGGGAACGTGCCAGCTAACGGCGAATGAATTGACGCGGACCCGCGAGGCCCGCCGCAGCGATTTGATCGTGCGGCTCCTCCGCGTCTACCGGGCGGCTCGGGTGGTTGCTTGTGCAACCAGCGAGCGGCCTGGGCTGTATCGGATTCCGGCCGGCGACGTGCTCCACCTGCGGACGGTGGTCGAGGCGGCCGGGACTGTTGTCAACGAAGACGGAGTCATCGGATGAAGATCGTAAGAGGGAAGCAGTCGAGCCCGGCCCGCGTCGTGATCTACGGCACGGAGGGCATCGGCAAGTCGACGCTCGCGAGCCAGTTCCCCGACCCTGTGGTGCTCGACACGGAGGACGGCACGCGGCACCTGGACGTGGCCCGCGTGGCGATCGGCGATTGGAAGGAGCTGACGCTCGCCGTCGCCGAACTGGCGGTCAACCCGCAGGGCTTCAAGACGGTGGTGGTCGATTCTGCCGATTGGGCCGAAAAGCTGTTGATCGAGTCGATGCTGAAGGACAGCGGCAAGAAAAGCATCGAAGACTACGGGTACGGGAAGGGGTACACGGTTCTGCAGGAACACGTCGCGAGATTCCTTCACTCGTGCGACAAGCTCATCGCCGCCGGCCTGCACGTCGTGTTCGTAGCGCACGCCAAGGTTCAGCGGACCAGCCCGCCGGACCAGACCGACGGCTACGACCGATACGAGCTGAAGCTGACCAAACAGGTCGCCCCGCTGTTCAAGGAATGGGCCGACGCTGTGCTGTTCGCCAACTACCGGCTGAAGCTCGTCGAGGGCAACGACGGCCGGATGAAGGCCCGTGGGGGGAAGGAGCGGATCGTGTACGCCGAGCGATCGGCGGCATGGGACGCGAAGAATCGTTACGGGTTGCCGGAAGAAATGCCCATGGGCATTGAGCACCTGGCCCCGCTGTTTGCTGGTGGGACAGCACCGATCGCCAAGCAGCGATCCGGCTGGCTTGATCGCGTCGCGGATGCACAGACGGTGGCCGCTCTTGGAGAGATTGCCGACGACGCCGACCAGGCCGTGAGCGCCGGCGACATGACGGAAAGCCAGAGGAACCGGCTGGACGTTGAGATCGCAAAGAGGCACTCGCAGATCGAGCCCGCCGCCGACCTCGAGCACGCGGAGGCCGACGCATGAGCGGGACACAGGCGGAACGCGACGAGCAGTCCGCCCACGAGGCGGTCATGCAGGTGATCGAGGACGCCGTGACGGCGTTCAAACGCGGAGGAATGTCCTACGACCGGGCGTCGACGTTGATCGGCACGGCGTTGGCAAAGGAGTCGGCGCGGCCGGCTCGGATCGGGAATCAGCACACACCGGAGATTCAATCGTGAGGTTCGACGATTACTGGGGCGATAACGAGAGCAGCGACACCGGGAGCGGCGACAGGCCGATGGCCGAGGATGGCACGCACACCGGCGAAATCCTCACCGCGAAGTTCAAGCGGCTGGCGTTCATGAAGTCGGAGAGCAACTCCGACGGCATGTGCCTTGTCATGACGGTCGACGTGCCGCGGTGCCAGCCCGTCGAGGCGATCGTTCCGGTGACGATGCGGGGCAAGATCGAAGCCGTGGCCCGGGCCGCCGGCGTCCCGGTCCCGTCGAAGGGGGCAGAGTGGGACGAGGAGCAGCTCGTCGGACGCACGGTCACGATCGAGACAACGCAAGCGACCAGCAAGGGAACGGGCCGGCAATACGTTCGTGTCGACCGATGGCACGCGAGCCCATCCAAGCCGCTGCCTGCCGCAAAGCCGGCCGAGAGGAAGCCCGCGGCCCGCACGCCGCTCCAGAAGGCCGACGCCGCGTCGGCCTCGAACGACGACATCCCCTTCTGAAAGGATTCAGATGAGCAAGCGACACAAAGTCGACGTACACGGCACCCTCGGCGCTCGTGGCGTCACGACATGGCTCGTGTCCGGCGAAGGGATCGTGGTCGGGGGCGAGCCGATGGTCAGGCTTTCGCACGGTGCGATCGTCCCCGACCGCGGCTTCTTCGACACAGTCGCGGACGCCAAGCAGCAAGCGGCCGGCGAGATCGAAGTCCTTGCCCACAAGCTGCTTCAGCAGGCGGACGCTATGCGGGCCGAGGCGGCCATGGCGGAAGTCGCGGCGGCGGTGGCCGAATGAGCGACGACCCATGCACGATCAGTTGGGACGTGATTGCCCGATTCTTGGAGTCGCGCAACCGGCCCCGCTGTGCGGCGTTCGTTCGTCGGCACGGGGAACAGGTGGCCCGAATCCTTCAGGAACGCGAAGAGTGGCAGAAGAAGTGCGGCGAGCTGCGGGCGAGGCTGAATGCCTACGAGCCGCCGGAGCCGACGGTGGTGGCAAGGAGTTACCGATCCCCAGCAACCAGCGACGGGTAGGAGGTTGAGCGTGATGAAGTTCTGGAATTGGATGCTTGCGGATGCGTCGACCGTGGACGAGCTGCGGCACCTGGTCGCAGACCTCACGGCGGCGAACAAGCACCTAGCATCCGAAGTCCGAAGGCTCAAAGGCGTGATCGAGTCGGTCGCACTGGATGCGGCCGAGCTGGCCGACCAGCTTGAAAGGGAGCGATCCTGATGGGGACGTTCGTGGAAGCCGACGCCGACCTGCCGCTCGTGCGGTTGTGCCGGAAGACCGACCCGGAGCCGTCGCATAAGGCCGCGGCCAAGGTTCCAGCGTTCCGCAGCGAGCATCACAAGCGGATCCTCGCGGCCCTCGAGGCCGGGCCGGCCGGGCAGACGGAGATCGCCAGGCGTACCGGAATGACGGTGGCCGCGGTGTCGAAGCGGCTCAGCGAGCTGCGGCGGGCCGGGCAGATCGAGCGGACGGGGCGCGAGGTGGCTGGTGGGGAGAGTGAGTATCGGATCCACAATGCAAGGAGCTAGCGATGGCAAAGATCATCACGAACTTGGCGGACGTGCCTGACGGTTGGGTGCGAATCGCTGACATCACCGACAGCGTCACCGACCAGAAGATTCTGAGCGATGCCCACAACGCCGACGTGATTCCGGCGGTGAAGCTGGTACGCACGACGAGCGAGTTTCGGATCGGGCCGGTGTGGGTGGACCCTGCCGCTGCAAAGGCGCTGCTCGAGCGGTGCCAGGCGAAGAGGGACGGGCGGGTTGCGGCCGGCAGTGAGCGGGAGCAGTCGCCGTCGGCGTCTGTCCGCGTTGTCGTGCTCGACGACTTCGCGGAGCGGATTGCCGTGGCGTTGGAGCGTGTTGCTAACGAGGTCGGTCGGTGGATTGATGATCGGAGGTGCGAGGGATGAGCGATCAAGAAATCATTGGAGGTTACGCAGTGCATCCAGCGGCGGCCGTGTTTCCGCTGATCGATGGAGATGAGTTTGACGGGCTCGTCGATTCGATCTGTCGAAACGGAATCGCCCACCCGATCGTCGTTCGACGAAGTGACGAAGGGGACGAACTACTGGACGGCCGGAATCGGCTGAGGGCTGCCGAGGAAGCGAATCGCATGGGCTTCCACGTCCATGTGCCAGTGATTGATTGGGTGGACGACGGCCGCAATGTGGCCGAGTGGATTTGGGACACGAACGCGATGCGTCGGCAGATGACCGACGACGGCATCGCCATCGCATCGGCCGCCATCTGGCCGCTGATTGCGAAGGAGAACGAGGCCCGCAAGGCGGCGACGAAGTTCAAGAAGGGAGAAAGCGGCAACCCGAGCGGAAAGAAGCAGGTGAACACGGAATCATGTTCACCTGCGAAACGCGACACGAAAGACATGCACGCCCGCTCAACAGTCGGCCAGGTGGCGGCGAAGGCTGGCACGTCGATGCACAAGGCCCGCCAGGCCGTCGCCGTCCAGAAGGCGATCGAGGCGGGGGAACTGCCTGTTGAGACCGCCAAGGATGTAATGGCCGGCAAGAAGAAACTTCGCGACGTTGCACCTAAGCCTGAAAAGACTTCCGCGCCGCCGAAGTATCGAACCATGAAAGCCATCCTAGAAGACTTCCGTGACCTGATCGCTGAGTGGATGGACGCCGACCACAACCGTGAAGTGTTGCGAGACGAACTGAAAACCCACATCGAGCGTCTCTGAGGAAACCATGACCAAAGAAATCGACATCACGCCAAAGACCCACGCGATCGCGTCTCTTCGCCGACAGGACATGCCGCCGTGGCTTGCGATCTGCGAACTGGTCGATAACTCAATGGACGCTCAGGCGTCAACGGTGATCGTCGAGTGGGATGCATCCGTGAAATGCCTGTCCGTCACTGACGATGGTGTTGGCGCTCCGAATCCTGCCGCAATCGTCACCATTGGAGATCACGATTCGGAGGGACGTGACACGTCAGGCCGTTACGGAATCGGTGCGAAGGACGCGGTGCTGGCTCTTGGAACGGCCGCGGAGGTCAGCGTGGTGCGCAACGGCCTACGAAGGGTTGTGAGGGCCGACTTCGAGGAGATTCGCCTTTCTGGACGGTGGGTGGCTCGTGAGGACCAGCATGAATCTGGCGACACGATTGCGACAGGAACGATGGTTCGCGTTCATGGAGTAGACCGGAAGATCTATCGAAACGCGGTTTCGGAGCGACTATCCAAGACATTTGCTCCGGCACTACGCCGTGGAAGGGCGATCGTGCTCGACGGCCAGAAGGTGTGCCCGCCTGCTGTAGTCGAGGTTGACGAAAGAAGAATGGGTGGCGGCGAATTCCGTGGGAAACAATACGCCTGGTGGGCTGGAATAAAGAAGGACGGAGAGCGTGCCGACGGCGGATGGCGATTTGAGTTCAAGCACCGCGCCCTTGAGGAAAACTCCTGCAATCGGTCTTACGGAACCGAGGGCATGGACATCCACAAGTTTTACGGAGTCGTGACGCTCATTGAGCCTCAGGATGCCGAGCCAGACGAAAAGTGGCTGGTAAATAAGCACAAGACTTCGGCTGACGAGCTGCAAGACCTGTGCGAGCACATCTTTCCTGAAATCCGTGATCTTTTGGAACGATGCGCTGCTGAGCACAGCCTGACGCTTGAGGCTGCGATTGCCGATGACGTCGGCCGCGGACTTACGGAAGCACTTTCGGATGCTTCGCGAATGCGGGAGAATCGGTCTGCCGGCGAAGAAGATCAACACGGAACTGTGGAGCCGCGAAACACAGGAAAGAAACGCCGACGAGCTTCAAAGACACAAGCCGGTGATGGCAGTATCGCAGTCCGCGACCCGTTGAGCGGAAAGAAGTTCAGCATCAACTTTGCTGACGACGAGAAGTTCGGCTGGGTCACAGGGTCTAGAAAGGCAAACGTCGTGTATCTCGGGAAGCTGCACGACTACTGGCAGGCTCATGCCCAAAACAGGGACATCGTCCAGTGCGTTGCCATGTCGATGCTGGCAGGCCATGCAGTTACCACAGAAGACGCTGAGCAGCCGATCATGGCGGCCGTGGTGTCGTGCGACGCTGCGAACGAGCGGTTTTTCAACACGCTCGGAAACATCGCGTCACAGATTGCTGTTCGCAGCACTTCGGAAGCCTGAAAGGAGGCCACGGATGGCCGGTGAATGGATCGCCTACGACCTGGCCCTGCCGGCGAAGCCGGAGGTGCAGGAACTCATCGACGTCACCGGCGAGCCGGTCGAGGTTGTCGTGTTCCGGCTGCTCCAGCTTTGGGGCTGGGCCTCGATGCACTGTGCCGACGGGACGGCCCGCATGACGATCCCGCGGCTGGCTAGGACATGCGGAGGTGACGATGCCTTCTGGCGGGCCGTGGCGGCCGTCGGGTGGCTGGAGATCGACGAGACAGCCGCTACCGTGGCGGTCCCCGGGTGGGATCGACGGTTCAGCCAGGCGGCTAAGGCGAGACTCCAGGCCCGCGACCGGGAACGGGCGTACGAGGAGCGGTCTGGCCGGCCGCCCGCGCGTGAGCGCGGGAACCGACCCGCGCCTGCGCGTGGGGACGAACCCGCGCCTGCGCGCGGGAGAGGAGAGGAGAGGACAGGAGAAGTTCCTCCTCCTCCGCGCGAGGATTCGCAGCCGGACCCGGCAGCATGGGAAACCCTCCGGGCGGCCTGGAACAAGGGAGCCGGCACGGAAGCCCGCCGGAGGCCATGGAAGCCAGCCCAGCCGCCCGATGAGGCGATGAAGCGGCTATCGGAGCCCGGGTGGCTGGAAACGGCTCTGGAGGCCATCCCAAGGCTCAGGGCGTGTCGGTACTTCAAGACGTGGGTCGGGCTGGATCAGTTTTGCGGGAAGCCGAAGTTCGCGATGAAGGTGGTCAACGGCAGCTACGACGACGTGAACGAGCCGAAGGCAGGGTCGCGTGGGCCTGAAGACCGACCGCCGCCGCAGGGCTGGACGGGAGACGACGCGGCCCGGCTGGAAGCCACGAGGCGGAAGATGCTCGAGCAGCTCCGGGCGGAGGCCGCGACATGAAACGCCGACCCGGCTGGAAATCCGGCGGCGGCCTCGGCAGCACGCCGATCGCCATCGCCCCGCGTGACGCATTCGGCAGGGCGGCGCTCAGCAACCGGCAGTTCGAGGTCGTCGAGGCGATTCGCGATCACGTCGCGACTCACGGCTGGCCCCCGACGTGCAACGAGCTGTCGAAACGATTCGGCTGGTCGGGGCCATCAGCGGCCAAGAGTGTGCTCGACGTTCTTGTCGCTAAAGGCTGGGCCGTGAGGCAGGCCGGCGCGTCGAGGGCGATCCGCATTGTGGGAGAATGAACGTATGTCAGCGATTCTCGTCCAGCATCGAATGATCGTCGGGGTCGATCCCGGCATGAGCGGTGCCATCGTCGCGGTCAGCGGTGGCGACATCGTCGCCTGCATCGACATGCCCGTGGTCGAGGTTCGCGGAAAACGGGTGGTCGATGCTGCTGGGATCGTGTCGGCGATCGGCGACCTGGATCTCAACGAGGGCGACATGGCCGTCCTCGAGCACGTCCAGGGCGTCCAAGGCACGGGTGCCACGTCCGCCTTTTCGTTCGGCCGCGGTTTCGGCATCCTCGAGGGCGTGCTGGCCGGCCTTGGCGTCCCGCACACCCTCGTCCGTCCGCAGCGGTGGACGAAAGACCTGAACGTGTCGAGCGACAAGGGCGACCACCGCCGAGCCGCCATGCGGTTGTGGCCGAAGTCGCGTGACCTGTTCGTGCGTGTCAAAGACGACGGTCGCGCCGACGCCGCCCTTTTGTGCCATTGGTATGCCCGCGGGGTCCGCTGATGGCAACCAAGAGCAAGGAAGCGATCGAGCGCCGCAGGGCAAAGACGCTTGAGCGCGGCCGCGAGACAACCGCCAAGGGCGCCGACATCGGCGAAGTGCCGAAGGTTGTCGATCCAGCCAGGCGGGAATCCTGCAGGAACAACCTAGAGCTTTTTTTGTCGACCTACTTCCCCTTCTCGACCGGCCTGTCTCCGTTTTCGGACGACCATAAGCGGGTGATCGGCAGGATCCAAGACTGCATCCTCCGCGGCGGCCGGTTTATCAACGCGGTGTATCGCGGGTTTGCGAAATCCACGATCTCGGAGAATGCCCTGCTGTGGGCGATCTTGTACGGGCATCGCAAGTTCGGAGCGATCTTCGCGGCCGAGGCCGGGCTGGCGGACAAGGCCATCACTTCGATCAAGCTCGAGCTGGCCGAGAACGATCTGCTGGTCGACGACTTTCCTGAAGTCTGTCACGCCGTGCGGGCCTTGGAGGGCAAACCGCAGCGGTGCAACTCGCAGACTTGTGGGGGGAAGCGGACGCATATCCAGTGGCGGAAAGACACGATCGTGCTTCCTTCGATCGACGGCTCCGTTTCCGCCGGCTCGATCATCACGTCGAAGGGGCTCACCGGCTCGATCCTTGGGTTGAGGCACAAGGCGGCCGACGGCAAGCAGCTCCGTCCCGATTTCGTCGTGGTCGACGACCCGCAGACGAGGGATTCGGCACGGTCTCCCGTTCAGTGCCAGGCTCGCCTCGAAATACTCCTGAAGTCGGTGATGAAGCTGGCGGGACACACGACGAGCATCTCGTGCGTCGTCAACGCGACCGTGATCGAGCAGGGCGACATGGTCGACCAGTTGCTTGACCAAGGCAAGCACCCGGCATGGCAGGGCGAACGCATCCCGATGGTTCGCTCGTGGTCGCAGCGGCACGATGACCTGTGGATGGAACGGTACGCCACGCTTCGCAAGACGTTCGCGAAGGACGTTGTCGGCGACCAGGCCCGAGCCCACCGTGAGGCGAACGAGTTCTATCTGGCGAACCGCACCGACATGGATCAAGGCTGCGTCGTGTCGTGGGAATCGTGCTTCGATCCAGAGCGAGAGTGTTCTTCGATCCAGCACGCCTACAACGCATTCATCGACGACGGCCCGGACGTTTTTGCGTCGGAGTTCCAGCAGCAACCGCTCAAGAACGAGGCCGAAAACACCGGACTGTCGACGCACGACATACGTCAAGTTGTCGTGAACGTCCCGCGGTGGATCGTCCCGGGCGGCCTCGACACGCTCACCGCATTCGTGGACGTGCAGAAGGAGCTGCTCTACTGGGCCGTCATTGGGTGGGGCCATGCTTTCCGCGGCCACATCGTCGCCTACGGCACCTACCCGGACCAGGGCCGCAGCTACTTCACGCTCCGCGACGCGAAGCGGACGCTTTCCAAGGCCCACGGCAGCAACGTCGAGGCGGCTATCCTCGCCGGCCTGGAGGCGCTCGCCGGCGAGCTGCTCGAGCGGGAGTTCGCCCGCGAAACCGACGACGCGGTGCTGCGGGTCGGTCAGTTGTTCATCGACGCGAACTGGGCACAGACGCAGGGGGTTGTCCGCGACTTCGCCAGGCGGTCCAAGTGGGGGCCGCGGGTGCTGCCGACCCACGGCCGATTCGTCGGGGCGTCCGGGCAGACGATCAGCGACAAGGCACCAGACCGCGGTGAGCGGGTCGGGGCCAACTGGCGGACCTCGACCATCGGCAGGCAACGCCATGTGCTCTACGACACCAACTCGTGGAAGACGTTCGTCGCGACCCGGATCAAGCTGCCGATCGGCGACCCGCAGGGGTTCACGATCCACGCCGGCCAGCACGACATGCTCGCGGAGCAGCTCGCGAGCGAGGTGCCGGTGCGTGTCGAGTCGAAGATGCGGGTCGTCGACGAGTGGCGGCTGATCCCGGGCCGGGACAACCACCTGTGGGACTGCACGGTAGGGGCCGCGGTCGCGGCATCATTCACCGGGATCTCGGCGGTGGGCGTCGAGGGCAAGCCGGGGGCTGGGCCGAGGAAAGTGATTTCACGCGAGGAAATGGCCGCCAAACGGGCCGAATTGCTTGCGAAGATGGGCAAGTAAGGGCGGTTGACGGTTGTTCATGTATCGCGAGACTGCGGGCTGTTCGGTCCCTGTTTCCGAAAGGAGTTCGTAATGCGTTTTCTTTCAGCTTTGCTTCTCGCCCTGGTCGTGGCCTCGACGGCGTCGGCCACCGACATGATCGTGTCCGGCCCGCGTCGCACGGTTGTCGTGTCCGGTGCCGAAGGCCACGCGACCGTGATCGCCCGCCGCGGTGCGCTGGTGCATTCGTCGTGCGGCCAGGTCGAGGGCATCGGCTTCTCGACCGTGTCGCCTGACCATGCGATCCGGTCGTGCTGCTTTTGGGGCCGCCGCCAAGCAGTCGACATCGGCGTCTCGTGGTCGCCGATCCGCCGCGGTTGGTTCGCCGTGGTCCGCTATCGCTGATCGTGTCGCCGCCGGCCCGGAAGCCCAAGCCGGGCCGGCGGCACTCCCAAGAGTATTTTGATGAAACGCCGCCGCTACGCTTTCACGTCTGCCACGCCCGCAGCGATCGTGCGGCTGTACGGTTCGCTCAATCGCATCGGCATGCGGAACGGCATCCGGTGGCAGGTGATTCGCTTCCATGCCGTGCTCGACGCCAGAAGCACCTACCGCGGCCACTTCGACCTTGAGCGGCCGAGCTTGCGGCTTCCCGTCTGGCTGGGCGTGTCGAACGAGACCGTCTACGGCCGCTGCGACCTGCCGCGGCTGATCCGCGAGCTGCGGGCGAGGCCCGCGACGATCACGGACGACTGTGCAGGCCACCCGGACGTGAGACCGTGGTTCCACGAGGACGCCGAGCCGGGGCCGTACACGGAAGACCCGGAGGACGGGTATGCGTATGACGAGTGAGCCGTCCGCTGCATCGCGTGGTTCTGTTGCGTATGATTCGATTTTGTTTGCGGAGTGATTGAGAACCGTGGGTTTCCCAAGGGATGCTGCAAGGAAACATCTGGCCCGGCATTTTTGAAAACGGCTGACGAAGCATCTAGCGATGCAGAAACGCCCGAGAGGGCGTCCCGTGGAGTGACCCCTGCCGGGGAATAACTGGTCACCTAGGCATCCCACGCTTCCCGATCACTCTGAGTAGCCACAGAACGTGAAGGATCAGGAGCGGCGAACTATGAGCGATGACAACACGCAGGACGCGGCCGAGCCGTCTTCTGCATCC